GCTCTGACCTACAACAGCACGAGCATTTCCAGACTGACCGTTAAGCCAGAGAATGGATTGTGGTTTGGCAATCGTAATCTCTCCGCTGAACATAGCAGCACGAGTCTCACGATTGATATTGAGTGCCTGACCTATGTAGTTACCATCATTCTTATAAGCATGAAGAATGAAGCTACGACCACCTGCACCAGTTGCTCCTCCGCTCTCTGCGTCATTGCTGCCAAGTTCCATGTTCCAGCGTTGCGCCAATGCCTCATTCATTCCAATGATCGACATGCCCTGCCCAGAGGCAGATGCTATCAATCTTAGAGTTGGAGTTGCTTTCTGAATTGTCAGATCGCCACTTAACGTACCACCAGTGAGTGGTAAAAATCCACCGCCGACAGCACCGTCAACATATTGTTTGGTAGCGATACCAAGAGGAACAGTTGGATTTCCGACAACAGTAGCAAGACCAGTTGATCGCTCGAGGGTCAGTGCAGTGCCGATGTAGTCACCGGCATCGCTGAAGCGATAGAACGTGGCATTGCTGCCAACATTGCTGCCCGTCTCTCCTGTGCTGTCACCCAGAACGAAGGCCCAGCGATTAATCCCTTCTTTTTTGGAGAGAATAGTAGTGTCACCACCGCCTATCTTGTTAATAACGAGGGAGGGGTTTGCCTTGCTGATCGTCAGATCGCCGGTCATCGTGTCGCCGGCCACATTGACATAACGAGCGTCGGCTGTAGCTTGATCTAGACCACCGCTACCCGCATTGGAATCAACATATTGTTTCGTCGCAATGCCGAGCGGTACAGTTGGATCTCCTTTGACCGATAGCAGCCCAGTGACTCGATTGCCGACTAGCGCGTGACCTTGGGCCACACCTGCGTCGTTATAATACGTGACGTAGAAATCGGCAGCAGGGGTGCCAGCGAGCTGGACGCACCAGCGGTCAATGGCATCACGCTGACCAAAGATATTGGGACCTATTGGATCGTCAACTGCCTTGGTGATCTTCAGATCGCCTGTCATTGTGTCGCCTGAGACATCAACAAACGAGGCGCTCGGGTCTCCTGCTTTCGCAGCCCATCCGTAACCGTTCCAGAAGTATGTCACTCCGCCGGAGACATACTCTTCCCCAAGTGCTGGCGATGGAGGAAAATCAAACATTAGATTCCCGTTGCCGTTTCGAGTTGTTCAATACGAGTTATTGCTTCTTGAAGTGCCTTAGTCAGAGCAGCAATCACAGTCATTGGATCGGGTGATTGTATTGCGTTAGGAGCATCTTTGACGGCAGTCGCTGCACTTTCGATTAACGTTTCCTGAAGCTCGTGCGCAACGAAACCCCATCGTTCAATCTCATCCCCTGCAACAAACGGTACTCCTGTTCTCTGCTCAATCTCAACTTGAGAAGCAGGAGTGTAGTCTCTATGAGTATATCGGATCGGTCGCAATCCTTTCACCGTATCCCACATACTGGTGAGATCAATGATGTCTTTCTTGATACGATAATCTGATCCACCTACTACGTTGCCAACATAAGTTCCACTAATATAAAGAGCACCGCCAGGCCAATTGATGGCAAATGTATAACCAGGACCAGCACCACCCGTATTACATGAATAACCCTGTACTGAAGATATGTAGGTATCAGAATTGATATACCCTCCTGCGACACTGAAACGAGGAGTGAAGCATGTCAACTGATGATCATTCTGAATCTGAAAACGAGCACAGTAATCTTCACTGTGACCTGCATATCTGAAGTCCATATACTGGACTCCCTCGATAGCCGTCACATCTATAATGCCACCCGCTGCGATACCGCCAGAAGTTCCGGTACAGTTTCCATTAACATTTCCATTGAACGTACCATTGAAAGATCCAGCGTAGACCGCATTACCTTGAAAACTAACCGTACCTGCAAGATCGATCGACATACGCACGTTGGTGGAAGCGTCACGAATGTAATATGCACCATCCGCCTGTGGCCCAGTGTACCAGGTGCGCGTACCAGTTACAGTCTGTGCCAATCGTGCGTGAGCACCATTTGCCACAGTCTGCGAAAGACTATCCTGCCCTGTGACATTAACTGCCGGAGCAGTTAATCCACCGGTCATAGTGTCGCCGGTCTTTAGAACAAAAGACCCAACTCGCGCGTCGACATATTGCTTTGTGGCGATGCCTAATGGAAGCAGAGGATCGCGGGCAACCTCGACCGTGCTGTCTGCCCGTTTGATCGTTAACGGATTATTAATAACGGTACCAGTATCATCACAAGCCTGAATATAGAAATCCGCTCCGGCCCCATAGGCCATTAGAAGATTCCAACGCGCAGATCCACCGCGCATAGCTGTGAGGTACGCTCCTCCAGCATCAATACCATTAACCGTGATCTTCGGAACGGATTTGTCAATACGTATATCACCGTCTGTGGTTAACAGACCTGTCTTACGAGAAATGTTAATTCCACCGATAGCGGTGGCCGCGTCACTATATCGAACCAGACTAAAATCAGAACCAGTATCCGCCCCACCTTCAGCTACATTCAATCCGAGATTCATACGCCAACGAATTAGACCATTATTTGCTCCTTGAATGTATGCCGCACCGCTAGTCTTATTCAATGTAATGAATGGACTTGCAGAAGTAATGTTTAAAGGACCGGACATTGTATCGCCAGTCTTAAGAACATACGATCCGGTATCTACATGACTATCGACATATTGCTTTGTTGCAACTCCTAGAGGAACTGTGGGATCTCCTTCGATAGTTATAAGACCAGTTTGACGACTAATCAGAAGAGGATTACCTATCCTACCTCCAGAATCATCATATCGAGATATTCTGAAGTCAGAACCTATATTACCACCCCCTTCAATAACATTATCTCCTAACACCACAGTCCAGCGTGACAGTCCGTCTTTCAGTCCCCGAATCTGAGCGTCAGGTACTCCAACTCTGTTCAGACCAAGCCCTGGAGTATCTTTCGAGATGATCAGATCACCCGTCATGATGTCGCCGGAGGTGTTGACGAACTCACCTCCGGTACCACCGGTATCATCTTCCATCGCAGCCCAGCCATACCCGTTCCAGATGTACGAGACACCGTTAGACGTGTATTCTTGGCCGATAGAAGGTGATGCAGGAAAATCGAACATCAATTATACTCGCCGCTCGACTTCTGTTTTTGGATGCGCCGCTCCGTTCGTTTTGATATTCTGCTCTGCCTGTTGCATCGAGGCAATGGTTGCTCTCAACACAAGAATCTGCATCTGCAGATCACCAATAAGTAGTCGAACATTCTGTTCGACATATTGACTAATAGCCTGTTGCTCTTCGTTCATTTCTTACTCCGTTTGAGTTCTTGAACTTCCTTAGCCAACTCTTCGATTGCCTTTTCTATCACTTCTATAGGACTAGGTGGTGGAGGAGGTATCGGTGGAAATGGTACATCGACAATTGCACCATCAATATACCGTGCAGACCCTTGTTTAGCAAGTAATTCTTTCCACACCTCCTCTGTGATCTCAATAGCTTCTAACGGTATCTTTGCGCTACGAGCATTCTCATTTACAGGTGGATAGATATCGCTCGTATAGAAACCAACAGCTCTACCTTCCTCGTCAAACACTCCATAGAAGCGTAAGACGGGATCTGCCATTCCTGACGGGGTCTCAGATTCGTTCATCAATATCCCCACGCTATATATTTATATTCCTGAGTAGCTACACCTACAGCACCACCACTGTTAACGTATCTTGGTTGAAAGTAAAATCTACTAGGTTCAAAAGCCTGACTATTACAAGTAATTGAACTGCCATCTCCCAACGCCGCTACACCTGTTATAACCACACCGACACACCCATTTGGAAATGCTACTGGAAACGTAACCCATCCATTACCCATACTAACGGGACATGTGCCCATTACAACCATCAGACCGCTAGTCAATTTGAAATACGAACCACTATTAGGACACACACCTTCATGGAATACTTTATGCGCAACACCTCCCATACTCCATCCGCCAACCTTCCAAAATGTATCAGTATCAACACCAAAATTAGCAGCAAATGATCCGGGTATATGGAAAGCCATAAATGCTGAGTTACCTACACCAGCACTTTTAACCTCTAGTGCTTGACTTCCAGAACTATTAGCAATCAATCCTGTACTAGAATTGATTGATATCTTACCATTAGCAAGAAGCATTCCACTCATTGTTACTTGAGGGTATATAGTTAAAGGTGGGCCATTCAGATACATAGCTCCACCAGAAGACTGCAGATAACAGGTTGCTGTATTACCAAGATAGATAGTACCGTCAGCTGTATTATTATGAACCCAAAGAGCTCCTGAAGCAAATGTCGCAGTAGGACCGACGTAGAGGCTGCCTCCTTGAAGCATGAGCGTTCCTACTCCGGCATTAAGATTTATATCACCATTGGTCCAGTTAAGCGAAATCGGTGTTCCGACAATAGCAGATGCATCTGCATTATAACGATAAAAATTCATGTGGCCTTCGCCAGCATCGCACCAGCGTACAAGCCATTTAGCTTTACCTTCTGAATTAAAATACGACTGACAAACATCGCTAGCAATTGCTTTTGCTAGATTAAGAGACGTGCTTTGACCGGATGGTCCATTAAGATTTGTGCTTGAACCCCAGACAGTTAAATTACCACTAATTCCAATATCACCTGAATATGACATCGCACCCGTAGCGCGACTAATACCAAGAACATCGGATATAACACTTCCATCGTCTGCACAACGAGTTAGATAAAATCCAGAACCAACATTACCTCCAGTTTCTGGATCAGCAGCACCGACATTTATATACCAACGACTAACTCCGTTTTTTCGTCCATAGATTACGTTTCCTGCATCGGTTGTCTTATCTAGAATAAGAGCAGGCTGTACCTTATTAATTTTAATATCACCTTTGCTTTCTATCAGTCCCGTCGGAAATATACTCAGAGCAGTCTTAAACGTTCCAGCTTCCCATACAAGGAAGTCCATCTTTCCTGAAGCATCATTACCAAAACGTGATACACCGATAGCACCAATTCGTTTATCTGCAGCAGTATTTGATTGATTACTAAATGACACATGACCGATAGGATAGTCTACCGTAGCATTACCGGTAAGATCAAGAACAGCAATCGCACTAGGTACGTTATCTGTTCGCACATTCAATATACGCGCAGGAGCAGCATACGTGGTGAATATAGATGGAGCAACACCACCAAGACTAGCATTCCCTCTTACTCCATCAACCTGCAATAATGTCGTAAGTGCTCCATCAGTTGGGGTCGATCCAGCATCATGTCTTACGAGTTTAAAACCTACTGGACCCTCATTTGTAATCAATAAATTATATGATGGAAATGCGGGATAAGTCTTTATCCCACTCAGAACACCTGCACCGGATACTTCAACACGACCACCTTGTCCGATACCGCTCTGTTGTGCTCCCAGTACTGCATTACTATACGCTTGAAATTGATGGTTTGCATCTACATAGACCCGTAAGGCACCGCCATTTGTTATCTGAAGAGTACCGGTCATAGTATCGCCGGCAACATTAACAAATCGAGCATCACTTTCCGATTTGTTATAAGCGTCTAGTACTTCTCCTCCAGTATCCTCTTCAACCTTGACTGCCCAGCCGTATCCGTTCCATACGTAGCTCACGCCACCTAACGTGTATTCCTGACCTGGAACTGGACCGGAAGGAAAATCAAACATCAGATCTTCTTCCCAAGTAATTTCAAAAGAGCAGATTCAAGTTCGCTGACACGCTCTCGCAATGATTTCATCTCTCGAAGTAAAACGGGAACATACTTGGAATAATCAACACCCCAGTAATCATGTCCTTCACTCATCTTAACATGAGTAACTGCCATTGGATAAACTGTCATTGCTTGTTGAGCAATAACACCGTAACTTCGGTCGGTAGTTCCTTTCCATGCAAAATCATAAACATTGGTACTGTCGATAATACGCCCAGAATCAAACTCCTTGAGGTCTTCCTTGTGCTCACCACTCGACCCAGTATTGTAGGCCACAGTAAGCGCCGTCTGATAGATATTTCCAATTGCAGTTCCAGCAGCATTATAAAATAAGAGAGCAGTACTCTCATCTGCTGCTGGTCGGAGAGCAATGCCATTTTGAACAGTTGTACCCGGATAACTGACTTTGATTCCCGCTGCCAAAGTTGGCATCGGATCAGGACCTATTTCGATAGGCGAACTGAATCTTGAAATACCTGTGGAACGATCTATCTTTAGAACAGGAGTTCCGTTGATAACACCAAGATCATCATAACGATAGATTAAGAAATTAGTTCCTGTATTTCCCCCTCCTTCAACAGTCCCGTCGCCAGGCTGCAAAATCCAACGACGTGTACTGTTGAGCATACCAACTAGCCCACCAGCAGACGCTTCGGTATTATTTAGAAATAAACCTGGAGCTCCTTTACTGATAATAATATCACCAGACATATTACCACCAACAAGTGGCAAGAATTCACCCGTCGCTCCACCACCAGTATTTCCACCGCTGTTGACCTGAACCCATTGTTTAGAGTTCCCATCGTCATAATAGAACCAGAGAACCCCGGAATCAGTCTCCCACCACAATTGTCCGGCTGCGGGATTCATTGGAGGGGCATCACCTAAAGCAATACCTCCACCAATCAATTTTCGTTCTGATGGATCAATCGACGATGGGACACCGACCCACAATCTAGTTGGATTAGCCATCTCGACAGAGAGCTCACCTGGGCGAAGTCCAGTCGGACTAAAACCAGGAGTCGCAGTTCTTTTGATTTGGATAGGTACGACCATCTATGTGCCCTCAGTACGTTCCGCCATCGATTAATACTAGATCGAGCCCAGATGTTGAAAGACCGTTACCCTGAAGTGCCGATACAGAATTAGGAGCAATTGTGATACCCATAAAAGTGATAGGAGTAGCAACTTGCCCATTCCCTGTCAATTCAGGAGCTGTCACAGCAACAACAGGACTAGCAATCGCTGCATCCTGTTCAGCATTCTTAGCATCGAGTGCTTCAAGAGCCTCTTGAACATCATCGGCTCCAGCTACAGCAGGAGAAACAATAACAGCAGAAGCTGTAACTGTAGACATCGGTCCAAACGGAAGATGCGTCCATTCAACACCATCAGAGAGCAGCCAGTCGCTCTTCTCGTAATTCGGTATACCAGTAATGGTACCTGCAGGAGGAACTGATCCAGCCGTATCGCAGATAAGATACCATCCCTTATTAGCAAGCGCAGGAGCAGGCAATGCGTTACCAGTCATACCGGACGTCGCCGTCCAGACGATAGAACCATCATCCGCAGCAAACGATCCGACAAACTCGCTGGATGCAGCTAAAGCGTCGACTGCTCCCTTTAGCTCGTTAATAGCTGGAACGATCTTAGGAGTCAGCCCAGAATCGATCTGATCAACCCTAAGCCCAGTGAGAGCCATAGTATTGAACGGAGTACCAAACGCTTCATTGGTAACACCAGCGATCATCTCAGTTTCGCTAGCCGCGCGGACTACGTCTCCGCTTTCACCGCTCTGAGTTCCGTTAACTTTCACCCACTGAGTTGAGTTACCATCGTTGTACCAGAGCCACATAACAGCGGTGTCACTCTCCCACCACAATTGATTTGGCTGCGGATTTGGGGGAGGTGTATCACTGACAACGACAAACTTAAGATGGAGCAATCCCCAGGCAGTAAACGACGCACACAAATTCTTGAGCGAACTACAATCCCATGGTCCATCGGGATCAAGACATTCTGCAAAGCTGAGTAACTCCGAAACGATTGCGTTGATCTGCTTCGGTTCGATTCTTGCGTCACAGTCTGCGGGGAGTGCTGTCAATTCACAGTTAGACAGAAATGCAGGCAAAGGCGGATAAGCATTCTGCACCTCTGGTGGATGAGTTGGATTACCAGCCGCGTCGCGATAAACGACTGCACCTGCGGTTTCGATCTCTGGAAGGATACCGGGCATTTCAACAGCCTCGTGTGATGTTGGCTGGACAATTCGAAGGCATCATTGATCTAACGATACATTCGGCGGCCAATACTCCTGGCCATATCTGATCAGGAAGACCCGCTGGTTTATTACAAGCGCGATCCCACATCCCTGGAACTCTATCGGGAGGTTGATTCAGCTCACAGATATCTCCAGAGCCAACACCCTCGAGCCAATCTTGGCTATGAATAATCTGAAATGCAACATTAGAACAATCGTATGGATCACATTCATCAGGTAACGATTGATCAGGAGCGGAAGGAGGATAGATAGGTACAATCTTAGCACCAAGCGGTTCGATAATCCAATTCAAAGTACACAGATTTTTGATCACTCCCATGTTGGCTCTAGTTAGGGCAGTGACGATTCCTTTCTTAACCGCAGCTTCAAGTTCAGGTGGAAAATCGACTTCGCAGAATACAGGACCACATTCGGTCCAGATCTCGTAAGGAGTCAACTCTCCAAGCAGAACCGAACGACAATGTTGACGGTAACAATCTTCCCAATGTAGACGGGCAAGATGTGCATCTAGTGTAGTAACAGCCGTAGCAGGATTGCTCTCTCTGAAAGCTGGCCAGAGTGCATTGTGAACGACATTGCGCAATCTAAGAACTGTATAGATAGCATGCAAAATCAAAGATGGGCAATCCGGATCCTTAACAAGAGGACATTCGTCTGCATTCTCGTTACGCTCAAAATAACTAATCGCAGCCGCCTTCCAATAATCCCACATTGGTCCAGAAGGAAGTAGATTGAAAAACGCCACAAATGTGCAGCACAAATCATTCCCACAAAGAGGAGGAGGACAACAGCCATCTTCCTCAGGTACCATAAATGGAACACAGCCATCGGCACCCAGTATTGTGACCGGGATCATCGCCATTGGCGGTTGACCAGTCAATGGTGGCGAAGATCTCAACACGGCGGCCTCATTGATTCAGGCCCAGAATAAGTGATCTCATTGAGGCATGGCAATACGTCACATTCTGGTTCAAGATCACCGCACGAAGTAACCCAGACATCTTCTCGAGGGTATGGAGGAACCTGATCTTCGTATCCGACTACTTCAAAGTGAGCTGAAGCATTGATCTCAGGACCAATAACAGATGCTATGATAAGATCTATCTGTTTGACCCTAAGCGGCATTGAAGGACAGATCCTCAAGAATAATTCAGTAATGTAATCAGATATAATCTGTTTCTGTGCTGTACTCGGACAACCAGCAATATCAATAATGACATTCACAGGGAGTGGTTTCGGAACAAATACCTGTCCGCACACACCTATCTCCACTTGACCTTCACCGTACCCTTGATGCTCTCCAAACATCCAGTCTGTAATGTCATCGACAACGTGTTGAGGAGGAATTCCACAGGGGAAAACTCCGTCAAACAAAACGTAAAACTCCATCTTGTTTCCGCAATTCTTACAACCGCATTCACCACAGTCGGCGGTACAGCGGCAGCAAGAGCCTTCTCTGATACAGACTCGAGATACGCACGGGTATTCCATAAACTTTTCTTTGATCCACGCCATTGTGGCGCGCGGTTGATAAGCCAGGCGTTCAAGATATCTTTTTCTAAACTCCTCGCAGGTCTCCTCGCCCGCTCCACCGCAGAATTGACCACCGCAGATCTGTACATCGGTATCGATTCCTGGAGCTGGAGTAACCAAAGTTCCTTCAGTCACAGTACCGTTTGAATTCATCTCTGATCCAGGTGTCAACGCCCGAATCTGAATAACCAATTTCCCCTCAGAGGACAATTGAAGTGGAACAGAACCGACTGAGACAAATGTACCTATCTCAGTTAAGATCTCAAGATACGGAGGAACAGGACTTTCAGGAACACCAGTTAATTTCGCGTATCCTTCTGCATGTGACGGTGGGCGCGGATATACACCATTCTGCGCTGCCATCTTGTAGAGATTATCACAGCATGCTGTCTCTGGGTTTGCCTCACGCCACATTTGATCAGCAATTGCGAAATATTGTTCAGCGGCGGCATAGTCGTTAGTAACGACATACCATTCGTTTGATTCAGGTATAACTTGCGCGCCACCCAATACCGTCGATGAGAATTGATTCTTAATCTGATCGAACAGTTGTTTAGGGTCCGGCCTAGGAATGACGCAGGACATCAGTTCCATACCCATGTATCGGTACTGTAAGTACCGGAAAGGTTAACTGTTCGACGAACGGAACGCAACATAACTGTGATCGTGACATCAACTCGAGAACGACCTCGATATACTACATCAACATCAACGTCGTCAGCTATCTCAAGGATAATCAATTTACCTATATCGCTACGGATAGCTGCGCCGATTGCCTTGACTCCATCTAGAATCTTAGCATACGCTTTCTCAGCAACATTGTAGACACGGGTTCCGATATAAAGTCCATCGTCTCTGTAACTCTCAGACCAGTGTCCATAAGTTCCAGCAGGCGTTGCACACTTGATATCGCTTCTTGCTCGCGTATTAAGAATATTCAAAATAAGACTTCGAATCCAATCCTCATTAGCAATCGTTCGACCTTCTGTCTTATCAATATACTGAAGTCCTGGTATAGAGCATTCCGCTCCACATAGATTATACCGGCCACAGGAATCCATTGTGGTCCAGAATATACGACGATTCCCTTCCGTACCAGTTAGGCAATCTGTATCATTCATTATCGTCATCCTTAGCCTCGGCTTGTTTACTGCCTTCGAAGCCAGGAATGGTTTCCTTACCTGATACAACTTGAGGTGTCTTGACGAGCTTATTGACAACCAGCTCGCCCTCGATAATTACTTGACTAGCACGAATGTAAACCTTATCTCCCTTGACTTCGAATTCACCTTTCTCACCAACCGCAAACTTATTCTTAGTCAGATGGGCAAGTGAATCGCTAAAATCTAAAGCAAACGTATCATCTGTCGGATGCTGAACACCACCGTGGCCTTCCATCCAACGTCGTTGCTTATCTTTAGGAATGGTAAGCAATGCCATCTTCAATGTGGTGTCGGATGAGGAAGCAAGAAGCATAACCTCAGTATTAAATTTCTCCTTGACGTTAAAAGAAACACCTCCAATATTCAGAACAGCAGCTTCCTGATCTTCAGTATCAGTTCCTCGTACTTTAATAATCGAACCTGCATTTTTGATGTATTCTTGCTTACCCCAAACATGACGTTCCGTGCCGTCATTTATATCTCTTGAACGTTCACGATAACGAGTAAAGCTGGTCATGTAGTCTCTCCGAACCACGGCGGTAAAGTAAGGGGTGGCGGACTCGGAGGGTTCTCCGGTTCACTCTTTGCCATTTGTTCTAAAGATTCAGCAGCAGACATGAAAGGCATAACAGACAAATCTAATGGTGACCACGCATCTGGGAATTGTCCCTCCGTCATTGTTATACCAGATTGAGATTTACGTGCAGATCCCGTATTGAAATTGATACTGCTAAGTCCGAATCCACCCGCTGCACCATCTGCACCTCCAGAAGGCGGCGGAGATAAGGTTAGTTTAGTCTTGATTGTCTTATCATGATTCACAGTGTATGTCAATTCAGTACATTCAAATACATCAAAAATACCTTCGGGCGGTACTTCGACATAGTGCATGTTACCAATATCCCACGGACCACCTTCAGACTGAACATGAAATACTTCAATCTCAATCTTCTTACCTTTGGCAGCTCGCGCATTCATTTCAAATCGAGCACGGCGTTCTAACGTCTTTTCATCAGCATCCCCATTATGTTGAACAATATGGGGTACGAATGATTTCATCTTCTTATTTTCCATCTCCTTGTGAGTCTTCAGAACAGCTTTCTCGCCCCATATCTTTTTCTTAGAACGCTGACCCTTCACTTTAACCTTTGACTTCTGTTCCTCTTCGGATTGCTCTGCAGAAAACTCCAGAATATTAATTCCGAGGATCAAAGGATCGCCGCTCTGTCCAGCGCAACCGTCTGTGACACACAATTTTCCCTCACGGGTCTCATACATGAAATAACAATTTTCAACTGCAACACGATTGAGTTCGTCCACCACACGGGATCCATCGCGAAAGCGCATCTTATCCAGCTTAATAGTTTCACCCTTCCAATCGAGTTGTACTTTGAAAGGCTCAATCAATTTCTCGCAGACTTCTTTAGTTGTTGGCTTCAACATATTAGTAGTTGGATGTTGATGCGAACTATCGATCAGACGTTTGGTCTTACCCCGGGCTGTGAGTTTAATTGTATATTCTTCTGGCCCAATATTGGTAGACATCGAAGTTCCAGCTTTACCGGTATCTTTTTCTTTAGTTCCAGCTCTACCTTTCTTTGATCCCGTTCCTTTTCGTTTATCAACAGTTCCAGTGAAAGCAAGTTGCCCAACGATATAAACCAATATCTCTGCGCCGGCTACTGCCGCTCGAACCATTGGACCCGATGGCATAGCACCAGCAAAGATAGTGACTGATAAACTTCCAGTCATCTCTTCTTTGCTACGTTGCAAAGTCATCTCGGTCCACGTAGTGAGCTCGGAACCGCCAACGGTAATCACAACGGGTTTCATGTTGGAGAAACCGCTCTAACTAGGCGACCGAAACGTCCATTCGCGTCAATTATATTTCTGGGCTCAAGATCCCTGTGACGTTTCGAATCGCTATAGATTACGTAGGCTGCAACTAACGGATGAACTCCACCATGGAAATTAACTGTTATCAGACCAGGCAGACGATAAGAAAGATCGTTCATCATTTTCTCAAAATTAACGATGTACTTTCGCAGCTCAAGATACAGAGCATTGTCACAGATACTGTAAGCGACTTTAGCTTCATCTTCGAGAACAGCAGACACAATATCCATTGCTGCTTTTGTTGCTTGAACATTTGGATACTTACGAGCCATTGCAGTCTCAGACATTGCAACGCCAGTCAATACACGAAATCGACTGTACAAAGAATTCTCTACCGCAGCCGCACCTCCAACAATTGGAAGTGTACTTGTGACTGCGCCCTTATTGGCAAGCTTTCTCAATATCCGCCATCTTGTCTCAGGATCTTGAACATTGTAGGTGATTCCATTGACCCCAGAAGTGAGCGCCTTATCAACAGCCTCTGCAGACATCGCCAACCCAGGATCGCCAGCCACTTCTTTCATCTTCAGAGCCACACGCCACTGGGACGAACTTGTATCCGTAGTAAATGTCTGAACCAAGGCATCGTGTGTTGACGTAATAAGAGATTGAGCAGAATCTACAATATCAACAATCCATGGATGCGCTATTCTTATCGGAGTATAATCTCGTCTAAATGATTCAGAACTGATAGCAAGAACCGCTCCAGAGATGAGTCCAAATAGAGATCCGCCAAGTCCAGTACCAACAGGATTAGCCTCGACGAATTCTAATTCAGCAGTTGTCTCACCTTCTCCTTCTTCCAGTTTGTCGCTAACCTTAACTTTACGACAAGCAACAAGATGTGTCCCACGAGTAGGATGAACAAGGATACCAGGCTGCGGACTTTCACAGACTGCGAATAGAGCCTGACTATCCCATACATGATCATCTTCTCTGAATGCCGCAGTAAGATTAAAAACTCGTATCTTGCGACCGAGATCTGCATATGCAGTATCTTCGCCGAATGGGAACTCTCCTTCGGCACCACGACGTCCGCCTTCAACATCGGCTTCAGTGCAAAGGAACCCCACTCCCTTGAAGGAAGCAGGAACAACATCCTTGCCAATTGCACAGGCGCTTCTAGACATTAGTCAGCAGGCCTCGCACCTTTGTCACCGGTCTGAGTTACACCGCTGACGTTGATATGAGCACTTAAATTAAGATTAGCTAGACCAGCTTTGATAGTTGTTATCGCAGTAGATCCAAATATACCACCGCCCTCCGCAGCTCCAGCAGTGATCGCTGAATTAGCATTGGTTCCGAAATTATTTCCACCTTCGACACCCGCTTGTTTAAGTGTCTCAAAAGTCGCTTCAAATTTAGTTGGGACATTCAACATATCGGTGACCCAGTTACCACCAGTCGCTTTGAAATCATCAAGTGTTGTCTTAAAATCTGGTACCCAATTAGGTGCAACTGGACTATCAAAAGGTTTTCCAGCATCAATAGGTTTTGGAGATGTTGGAGATGGAAATCCAGGTTTACCTAATCCCCATTTATCTGGAACTTTGAAGGTACCAATACTTGCCATCATAGTTGTTATCGTCACATTCGCGTTATGAATATCTTTCAATAATCCGGCAGTACCAGCTTTATCGCCTCTACGCATTGCTTCATCGATCTGTGCCTGTCTTTTTTCATTAAGACTTCTGCCATAGTCAATTAATTTCTGAACTTCTTTTTCAGTACGAGACATAACAGGTTTATCTGCTATAGCACGAAGTTGTGTCTCTTCTAATGCTTTTGCTGCTGCTGCTTTTCCTTCAGGTGAAGTATCTTCTACTATATTGAATTTCTTTGCAAGCGCAACACCAACTTCCCACAATTTAAGAGCACCTTTATATAACAATTCAGCACTTAATTTTGATGGAGTAAGAAGAGTATCAAGGGTATTCATACCCATAGTTACTGCTTTTCCAAGTTGCCCGTAATCTTTTGTTCTAATAGCCTCTTCGATCACAGCTATCTTCTTATCTAATCCAATAGCCTGAGCTACAGAATCTCCAGCATCTTGAGCTCTAGTCTCTAAAGTTGTTTTGAGTTTCTCTAACTGCGCAGTCCAAGCACCGGCAAAGATTGCTTTAGGATCCTGTTTTAGAATATCTTTACCTTGTTCGATAGCACCCCGAGCTTGTGCATGACCAAATATAGTATCAGAAAGTGCAGTTCGAGCCGTAGCAGCCATTCCTGGGAACATAGAATCCATAACAGATTGAATCTTCGAACGAAGCGGCGCACGAGCTTCTGCAATCTCTTCCGCAGTTCCACCTTCTTCTTTAACTTGTCTTGCACGTTCCTCGGCTGCCTTAGCCTCTACCTTCGTAATACTTTTCTTTGCATCAGCTTCTATCTTGGGTAGAACATATTTAATTATCCACCCGAATGGATCACGCTGACGGAATTCGGCATCAATAGGTTTCTGAGATCCGAGCACCATACCGGCGCCTTGACCCGCCTTAACCTTACCCTGAGGATACCTCTTACTTGGTGCAGTTCTTATAGGTGTTCCACCTTCAAGAAGACCAAGTCCAGAAAGAGCTCGATTCAGAGCCTTATTATCTACTGTGCCACTCATAGAACGCACAGCTTGATAAAGCTCATTTGCTACACGAACACCTCTATCTCCAGATGAAGAAAGCAATCGAGCAAGAGCTTCTGGCTGCATAGTGAATGCCAGTGTCTTCAAATTGGCAAGTGTAGTTCGAATCCTTTCGGAATCAAGTAGAGGATTCATAGCCTTAGCAAGCGCCACACCTTCAAAAACACGCAAACCGTCTTTGGATAATTGTCCTGCGGCAGTTGTCAGATCACCAGACGCAATATTCAAACCCTTAACAATAACCGCAAGATCTTTGATAGCTGCTTCTTTAGTTACATCCGGACCACCTAAAGCATAAGCAAGAGGAAGAAACTTGTCAGCAATAACAGGAGCAATATTTGCGGCAGCCGTAGCTCGCTCTGTTGCATTCTTTCCACCGACGTCGCCGAGGATGCCCGTTATGAACATCTTCATGTCGGCTTTAGACATGCCTAAAGCACGATCACCTTCGGCATATTTATCAACAGCAGCCTGAATAATTGGTTGCTGTTCTTTTGTCGCCGCCATCCGCATCATAAGATCAGCGCGGTCTGCTTTAGCTCCTTGCTGTCCGACATATTTCAAAGCAGCCGCAGCCGCATATGCAGCAGCCGCCACAGCCAGAAATGCGGGATTGATAGCGGCAAGGCCCCCCATTAGGCCGAACCCCATACCTCCCCCGGCTCCAGCACTGGCTCCCTGCATCGCAGTGCCGAAAAAGCTTCTACCGCGAGAACCACTACCTCCACCTCGACTACGGGGTCCACCTCCATGAGGAGGAAGGCGAGGAGGTTGGTTACCGGAGTAGTTTACACGGACATTGATAGGTCGTCTAGCAGAATTTCGTAGAGTACTAATTTGACGTTGAGCCTGACTAAGACCCTGCGTACCAACTCTAATATTCAACGAGGTAGAAACTTTCTTTAAATTACCTAAAGCACGAGTAAGATTATTAACCTGTCTCGTTGCGGCAGAAAGCCCTGTTATGTCTATTCGAATTGTTCGAAGAGATCTCGCAGTAGCCTGAAGCTTCTTCAGCTCGGAATTAATCTTCCGGATCTGAGACGTAGATTTGTCTTTGACCTCGAGAGTTGCTCTTTCGGTAAAAGAAGCCACTACGGCTTGCCTCCGGCTAAAAGAATCCTGTTACGGATCTCTCGCTGATGAACTTTAGAGAAGTTACTAATTCGAGTAGTCAACTGACCGATAGTCAGAGGTCGTAGATCTCCGGCCGAGGCGGAATAGTAACGATATTCTTCTACTCGGTCTGCGACTCGTCCGGCGACCCTAAAAAACGCGGAGTCACAAGTTTAGCGATCGTGACACCGTCGGCCACAGTGATTTGTGATGTAGCCCACGATGGGAGAGCCAACATTCCAGGTGGCTTACCTATCGTTGAAATCAACATTGCTGTCTGGTTAATACTATCGGGAGCTGACATAACATCTTCGATATCCCCATAAGTCTTAGCAAGGAACTCGAGTTCAGTTATTGGATCCTTTCCCTGTACAGGAATCGGAGTACCAAGCTCATAGACGATAGATGTAGAAATCCCATCGCCTTCCCGAATAATCTTACCAGCCTCCCCTTCGTCGTTATCAAGATATGTCGTCAACATACGCGCATCAGGGATAGGCATTTCTATTACGTCATCGACCCCAATTGGAGTCGTAGAGCCGTTGACGTAATAAGATACCTGTTTAGCAAGACGTAATCTACGCAGTCGACCCTCGAACGTCTTCGGCTTCTTCATGTTTTGCGCTTCGACAATATAGTCCGCAAACGCTTGAAATGAAAGCCTATTGACGACAGCCCCATCGATGATCTTATCACGCAACTGCCAGGGTGCAGGCAGAACTAATTTCTCACTAGCCATAGAAACTCCTACGCGGCGACGGCGAATGTCGGCTGAACCACATCAGGTGTCGGCTCGAGAGTTCCCGCCGGCAGCATTTCGTCGATCTCCTTAAAGGAAATTGTCATCTCGACTTCATGGCTATCGGATTTGGTATCTCCCGTTCCAGTCCCTTTCGAAGCCGAATACACAAGACCGTTGTAATATTCGACCTGAAGGTTGACGTCACTACAGCCCTGATACATCGAAAGAGGAACACGAAGATCGCGAATAACTTTGATCTCGACCTCCGGATTGGTGGGCTGCCGTTTAACGTATCCGTGAGGCATAGCCTCATTGTTGAACGCACACAGTCGCCATGTCGGAAGATCTTCCGACGAAAGCTCGTGACTGATGGGTCCGTAGACTGCGTCGGTGTCGCAGTCTCGGAATGAGATAAGAATATTCTTTACACCGACTTGATTCTCGCACGTCATTATGACGTCTCCTAAGCTATGCGCCTCGGCGCTGGTGAATTAGTACGGGCGATCGCAGTTGGTCAACAACGACGGTTTGGCGTTGATGATGATGTTGGTGATGCGGACCGGCGGACGATAGACAAAGTCGATCCAGAGCTTGCCAGGGATACCCTGGCACTTCGGAGCAACTTCGAAGTCCGTCATCAGCTTGATATCCTTATCGATATCCTCGAACTCAGAGAAGAGAATACCGATCTGCGATTTGGCCCAAGCGCGGAACGCGCCGAGGATAAGCTTCGGGTTGGTACCACGGACACCAGCGGGGATAGTTGTATTCTTGGTATAGAGACCAAGACCCAGAACACGCCCGAGAGTGAGCGCGGCCTGATCCGCAGTTGCCGCTGCGAGGCGACGGCTGCTGACAGCCCACCATGTGGCGTTGAAGCGGCCCTTCTCGTCGTAACGATTATTCGTTACGTCGTTGACAACCATCGGACTGGTCATCAGACCAGTGCCGCCCTGAAGCGGAACCGTCACAACGAAGCCAGACTCTTGAAGAATCTGTTGCTCTTCGAATGTGAAACACTGGAAGCAGCTCTCCGGTTGAATGAGGCATCCCAGAACACCAAAGTTCGGTCCCTGAATGTTCATCTCCGGATGGTCGATAGTCGCACAGCACGAGTGCGCCGCGTATGCTGCTGCCTTCTGCCAACCTGCAATCGGGTCGGCGTAGCAATGAGCAATACGACTAACCTCGGCCGAATTGGTATCAGAAGCAAGAACCTGACCCAACGTACCGTAATTGTAGGTGTAGCCGTGACCGAAGCATTGGGGCTTCGAGCAGTCCCAAGCCGATGCGATATAAGCGATCATCGCATCCTGCCAATCATCGTTGGCATAAAGCATCGCGATGCAGCAGTAGCAGCACTCGCCCAGAATCGCCTGATAGTCCGGCACCACGAAATCGATATGGGTACCCTCAGTAACCAAGGCAACTTCCGCCTCGATGCCGACCGGAGCATAACCACGGCGCTGATGCCAATTGTAGATGATGTTGATGGCATTACCAACCGTGCCGGCGTTCTTCGCCGTCAGGGTAACAACACCGCCGGCTGCAACAGCTACGAAAGGCAGACCAGGAGTAGCGTTGAGATCAGTTGCCACATTGGTGGCAACTACATCCGCCGTATCGCCCTCGTACACCCGAGTCGAGGTGTTGTAGCGACCGTCGACCAAGAACAGATCTGCGCGCCCATCAGTGGTTGCCACACCAGTAAAGGTCACCGCATACGACGCTTTCTGATCGGCGCCAACGCTGGCATCCTTGTGCGGCAGAGCATAGAACTCCATCACACCTTCAGGACAGCACAGAAATGCTGTTCTGAGACCTTCTGCAATGATGCTGCCTTCGCCGAACAGCAGATCAACGTCTTTCAGAGACGGCATCTTGATCAGCTCGCCGTCTTCCGCTACACCGGTGTCAAGCATCTGGCCTTCGACCAAGATACGGCACCGATTGGGGTAAGCATTCAAAGAAGGATCAAAGCAAATCCGGATTGCACCGGACCGCAGACTGTCGATTGACATAAATCAATCTCCTTGTGAGTGAGTGTCCGGTACCGGACGGTTTACGCAGCAGGCTTCGGGGGAGTATAGGTCGGCGCAGCCGCTTTCGATTTCGGCTTCTCGTCGCCACCCTGGACGTCGAGGTCTCCCCATACCTTAACAAGCCGACGGATATATGGGGTATCGGGAACAGGAACAAACTTATCCTGAGGAATTACTTTCCCCTGGAAGAAGGCCTTGCGGCCTGGTTTGGTACGAACGTAAATCATGGCCATCGGGCTCTCCTATGGACAGGGATCTTCACACGGGACGGGATCGAAACATTCTGGCACACAGCATTCAGAAGCTGGAGCACAGAGATTAAACTGGATACCGTCTATTATCCAGTCTGGTGGAGAATTTACACAAGCCTTCCAATTGATAGAAGCTATGAAATTGAATGTCAATGTCACAGCTAGATGGTCTGCTTCTGTATTTAAGGTTCGATAAGCAATTCGAGCACTTCGTGGCGCCTGCCAAGTCGCCATATGTGTCAGAAGTTTATCACGAATCGCTTCGTAATTGTAATAACTCCAGAAAGGCGCCTCAGTTCCATTAGCACGTTTATATTTCTCAGGAGGTAACCAAAATTCAACTATAAAATGATCGACAATCTCAAATTGACTCTGTCTTGATTTATCGCTCTGATCACCAACACTACGAACAAAAGCAGTTACGACTAAAGGAAGAGTTGGAATATTCTCCTTCGTTACTGTGCTTTCAGAAACCGCCATTGCGCGGCCACCAAGCTCAGGAAACCATTCCGCGATTGCCATTGCAAGAGCAGGCAAGAGACGAGTCTCAACCTTAGGAAGCGAATCTCTAGGCGTAATAGCATCCATCAGCGAGACCATCCAACCCATTTAGATGAACGTCTCTTAGCAGCTTCGATACCCTCCTGCAGAGCATTATCCGACATCTTACGACGCTGCATTTTGCGCGTACCGTGGCGCAGATATCCTGAATATGGTCGATTGCTACTGATTTCTACGCTATCGTTTGTCACCCTTGTTCTAATAGATGCTCGCAACGCACCTGTTCGGACCGCAGGATACTGACCAGGCCTCGACGCGGGAGGATAACTTCCCATCTTTTTGAAAGCCTTTTCAGACTCTCTAGCTACCGCGTTAAGCCATCGTTTAAAGGCCCGCTTGTCATATTTAGCTTCGAATGGCGCCCATGCTTTGAAACTAATCTCGATCATAGAGTTACCTGCATACGTTCAGGATTGAGGTTACTCTCTGTCGGTTTAGCAAGCTCGCTGCTCTCTATTAGATGGCATTCGAGCATTACCGTTCCTCGTGGTTCATCAACAAAACCTAATACCTTATACCAACGAGGAGGACTCTTAAAAAATTCCTCATAGATCCAAGCCGCTGAACTGTAATCGATGCCTAGAGCAGATCGAACTCGAATTCGATGCGTTCCTCTTGTTGCTAACTCCTTGATTGCATAACCCATCTCTGACACAAACGAAGGCAGATGTTGCTGATGCTCGATCTTCGCTCTAGTCCACACCACAGCTTCGCGGCGCAGATCCATTCGATCCGAAGACACAACAACATCCTTCATTGTGCAGATTGCAACACGATGCTTAAATTCGCTGATCTTGACCCTAGCCATTTAGAATGCCTCGGGATCGAATTGACGCCAAGATTCCAACGCACCGCTAACTAGAGCAATGTTGTTGGTACCGATGATCGCTCCGCCACGGGCAGAAAGAGTGTTGCGCATGCTAAGAACTTCATCACCAGGATGCTCAACAACCCAGGCAATGAACTGAAGAATACCAAGTAGAACTCCAGCAGGAACCTGGGCGGCACAGGAGAATCCAGCTCGGTACATGATTCGGAGTCCATTTGTCGCCACCGCACACGGGTCGCAGCAATTGCTCATATCTGGGTTGTAGAAGAAACGTGATTGCATCCTCACTTTACGAGTATTCGGAGTAATGTGAATAGTCTCGGGATTACGATTATCTCCATAGACGTAGACTATTCCATCACTCGACGCATACTTGAGTTTAACGATATGATATTCATGCCCAGGCCGACGCTTCGGCATAGGAATAATCTCACTGAGTATCTTCTGTTTGTTAAGAGTAAGACCAGTATAGAATTCTGCAGCCTCAACAGCCGCCCTGCGATAAAGACGTAGTTGTTCATCAGTCACACCTGGGACATCATCTGTCTTGGTATGCTGACGAATAATATCCATACTCAGATACTGATCCCAATCGACGCCAGTCTCCTCACCCTCTCTGATAGGATCAATACGATCGGGAGTTGGGGTAAGAGTATAGGCGGAACTACTCAACATCAGCACTTACTCATTCGAATATCGAAGCAATCGATCTTGTCATAGCAGACACAGTCACAATCGATCGCGTTCATCTTCGAAGTAAGACGCCACACTTCGCATTGATCGGCGTTCGGCGCAACCTTGATTGCGACGTTAACAAAATAATGTTGGTAGTTAACAGTCCAGCTCTCGACGCTGACATGTGGTGTTTCTACCATATCCTCAGAATCGTAACTTCCGACACCGATCAGAACTTCGAAAGTTGAAGTTTTGTTGGTCTCGTCAGTAGCTGTGATATAGAAACGATCTGGACCGTTGTATCCACCTTGGGGAGTGTAGGTGAACGTTCCATCCGTATTGATAGAAACGACACCATGTTTTGGTCCATAGAACGGGACGGACTTAAAAGTCAACGTACCTCCGTCTGGATCCACAATCTTGGTATTGAAATCTTCATTCAGTGGCGGCGATGGAACATCGAACGCCACATTGGCTCCGTCAACCTTTACAGGCGCGCCGGAAATAATACCGCACGCGGCCATCTGTTCCAGAGAAAATTGAGGCTCGCAATGTAGCCGACCGATAGGAACTGCCCATGGGGCATAATTGATCGTAAGCCGTGAGGTTGTTCCTGGCCTCAGAGCAACCTGCTCACAGCAGCAGACCTGACACGAATCGCGAATAGCGTCGTCTACGTTAAACTGGAGCATGGGATTCACCTCTGAAGTAGAAGGGGTCCCCTCCCTACTCATACTTTGGGGGGCGGGAGTAGAGAGGGGTCATCTCACCTACGGTACGACGGGCGCAACGCAGGTGAAACAGGGCGGTGCGGCAAGAGCAGTCGAAGTCCCGGGGCCGCAACCCGGACGACAAGTAACCGGAATCATTGATTCCTCCTCTATGAGCCACCGGCAGATTTGAGCCACGACGGTGCGGGCGGTGGTGTCTCCGCTGTTTCAGTGCCGGGCTCTTCGATTGTTGGTTTCCAAGGAAGAGAAACAGGCGCTGCCGGGGGCGCTGCCTGGGATATTGGCTCTGCGGGTACTGAAGGAGGGGCCGAACCCTGGGGAAGGGGTGCAGCATAACCCGCACGCAGCAAGTAGTCAGCAATAGCAGTATCAAGCTCAACAACCATTGTGTCGAGTTCCCATTCGATCCGTACAATATCAACGCGAAACGAGGGTCGATACTCGAACCACTGAGTCTCTTTGTTCTTTCCACTGACGCGAAGCATACGAACCGTCAGAGTGTCACTGTCTTCGGCCATTCGGTCAGTCTCCGTTTGAATCGATTTAGTCTAGACCTGGTAGCCATATAGAGATCGAGCTTCACTTCAGCAAGCTTATCATCTAAAGTATCAACTTCTTGAACAATAACAATCTGACCTTTTATATCAGACATAAAACTGATCGTATGCTCAGGACGTTGCGAAACCAATCTCATGCTTAACGTCGGAAGCATCGTAGGCCGGCCATTAAGAGCAACAGCATTGGTATCAAGAACGTAAGGAGAAAATTGACCGCACCCGAATTCTCTTGCCCAGACATACAAACGTGCGAGACCTGTATCGGGAGGAAGAGCAGCTCGGACGACTATCTGATCGCCCGGCTGCACCTTCACCGCCTTGGTAGCAGTTCGTCTCACCTGGGACCGGAGAGAACAGCAATAACGGTAATGCGACCAGTATCTCCACTGACCGCAAATACCTTAACAAAGGCGTCTGGTCTACAGGGAATGGTAGCCGTGCAGACCGTACCCGCCTTTGTCCCGACAGGAAAGATGATCTGAGACTTCGGGGCAGCTATCTGTCCTGGCATCGCACACATCATAACTTCCGGAATGTCGGAAGCATTGGCAACGTCTCCCATACAGTTGTCTGTAGGGAGAGGAGGTGCTGACCTGACCTCAAACACAGCATCGGCAGTGATATCAGAATCAACATTGAAGGTAAACGAGAACCCGTTATGTTGTCTGATATCAATTCCAGGGTTGACTGGTCCAGCAAGAGCGGACCAGGCGATAAGCCCTTGATGCTGAGAAGCGATATTCAAGTTCATGGCAGCTCCTTAGCGGGGACCTCCGAGAACAGCCACAGCAAGAACTGTCGCTGCTCCGGTTCCGACCAGTTGAATGAAGGCGTCCGGCCGGCACGGAAGGGTAGCCGTACAGATGGTTCCCTTCTTGGTTCCGGACGGGATAACGAATCCGGTGGTCGGATCCGGCGGACCGAATTGCATGCAGGTAAGCGTCTCCGGCACGTCGGTGAATGCACCGGGAACGCAAGGATCCGCATCACTGGCAGGAGCCGACTGAGCCTTGAAGACTGCATCGGCAGCAAGATCCGCCGTTGTCTCGAAGGTAAACGCGAAGTTGATATGTTGACGGATGTCGATTGGACGACCCGCCGTTCCAGTCCAGGCAACGATGCCGTTGTTCTGGCTCGCCACATTGATATTCATGAGAACCTCTGCGAGTTGACTTGATTAGGCGGACGGAGCAGCAGCCTTCGGCGAAGCAGCCTTCGGCTCCGCTGTCTTCTTGGGTGAGAACTCTCCCGTATGAGCCACCCGTCGAAACGTCTCATTCGAGATGTGCCAACCGGCGTTTACGGTCTGGTTCCAGCGGACCGGAGGAACCTCACGTTTCACTTCCGTGACCTGCCCCTCACTGACCTTAGCTTCTTTAGCCATCGTAACCTCCTGATTGATGTCACCCAATGGTATGGATAACACTCAACGGTAAGTTGGGATCACCCGACGGTGAGGATCCGGGCGGCGGGGCAGCAAGCAGTGAAGCCGCCGTCTTCGGCACCGAAGACGTATTTGACGCACCACGCGGTGGACTGACCTTCCCACTGCTCCATCCACAGCGAACGCTTGTTTACCATATAGTAAGCCTGAGACCAGCTGCCGGCAGCGACAAGGAAGTCGCCAGCGGTAAACGGATTGGCAGCAGAACCCTTGGTCAGGCCTGCGGTCGGATCCGGCAGACAGTTGGAAATGCGGATGTTCTCGCGCACATCGTTCGGAGAGTAGGTCATCAGACCGTCACCGAAGATAAAGCGTCCGTTGCTGTCAACCTGCGCTGCCAGATACGCAAACATGTTCTGGTGCATCACAGCGGTGACGGGTCCGTACTCGACGGGCGAACTGGCATAGAACAGGCGGAAGTCAATGTGATTGAAAGCCGCCGGGACCGATGTCGACATCTTGGTGAAGCACTGAGCATTCAACCAGCCGAGCGGCTCGTTGATGCCGTCGCCCACCATCAGCGCGCGGTTGCGATTGATGCGATAGGAACGCGCCGCCGCACGGAACATGAAATCCAGAAGCGGATAGTTGGCCTCCTGGAGCACCTTGCGCTGGAAACAGAACACGCCGCGGAAATCGGACACCGCGCCCGACTTGAACTGGATATTGCCTTCCGGCCCGTATTCGGCGTCGCACTTCGCATCGCAATCGTACTTGCCGATCTGACCGTAGTCCATAACCTGCGGGTACATGAACTGCGACTTGCTGACCGTCACACTACCGTAGAGATCCAGCAGCTCAGCGCACTCGATAATACAGTTCACCTCGATCCCGAGCAGCTCGGGCGAGAAGAACGCACTGTCGAGAGACGACGCTTCGAATGCCTTGCGCTCGATCTCACTCAGTGAACGAACGACCTTCTGTTTCGACTCGATGCCGACCTGCATCATCTTCCGAACGGCGGAACGATAGGCGCTCGCGTCGATCAGATTGTTCATGTCGGGCTTGAAGTCGTCTTCCGAGCCGCCCTTGAAAATATGAGCGCGCTTTTGACACTCGACGCCAGCCTTGCGATCAGACTCGACAAGGTCATTCCCGCCTTTGATGATCGGAGCATCAAGTTCCTTCTTCACCTGGTCGAGAGCCTGGGTGAGGGCCTGCTGCTGCGCCACGAGGGCGGCGTATTCTTCGGCGTGCTTCAGAACCGTCTTCTTCAGTTCGTCGCTATCGGCCTTGACGGTACCGAAGTGGTTCGTCAGGTCCTTGTACTGCTGCTCAGTCTCCGACCGATTCTTGGTCAGCAGACCAGTGATGTCGCCGAGCTCCTTGCTCAGAAGAGCAAGAGCCTCCTCAGCCGCTTTCTTGTCGACTGGGGCTTCCTTCTTCAGGTACATGCCCCGCGTCACAATGGCGGGACTTGCCATAAATTTGGTCTTCATCTGATGTCTCCTTCTAGAGCATCGATTTGATGCGGGCGAGTTGATCGCGAACTGGTTGCAACAATTGTACATCCAGCATGGGATGCTCGTCACCAGGCGGTTCAACCAAAGGTTGTTGCCTGTCTAGGAACAGATGCGAATTCGCTTTCAAGTAGTTCGCCAACTTGTGCGCGTCGCGCCTGCCTCGACACAGCCCATTGGCTACAAGAGCCTTCTCGAGCTGTGACATCGTATCGTGATTCTTGATGAAGGTCATCTCTGCCTCGAGCTGGGCAGGGAAAACCACAACGGAGACTTCCATCAGGTCACCGGACTTGATGAGAAGGTATTCTCCGTCTTCAGACTTCTCTTCGTCCACGTATTCGAACTGGTCCAGCGTGAAGCCAACGCTGAAATTGAGACCACCATTCTGAAGAGCAACCTCGTGAACGTCTTTAACATAACTGACATTCAGATTCAATTGACCTTCGATCTCGAGATTGTCGCCCACGGTCTTGAGCTTCGAAATCACACCAGCAGGTTTGCTCCAATCGTGATGAGCAAGAAGCTTCACACCACGAGGACCAGTCAGACCCTTCTGCCTGATGGACTTATCAAAGGCTCCCTTGAGAACCTTGTGACCATAAAGGTCAACGGATGGAGTACTCGCAATGCCAGCGAAGAATCCCTCAGGTTGATTCTCCAGCTTGGTCTTCGCGAGTTCCATCGAAAGATCGAGATTGATCTGATCACCAGACCTATACTTCTCATTAGCCTTGGTGATCAGGTCACCGGACTTAAATTTCTGGGCCATAGCTCTGTCTCTCAGTTTACGAGCTTGAGCGGGGGAGTTGCTTTGTCTTTGTCAACTGATTCGTCTTTAGGTTTGTCTTCGCTATCCTCGGGTTTGGTATCACCATCCGTCGGGATCGGCGTAGACGTAGTCGAACCAATTAGTTTCGGGAGATCCGGATCCGGCTCGAATCCGAGGATCTCTCTCTTCTCGTCGGTGGTAAGGAAGTTAACATGGCTGAGGGTCTGTCCGAGTTTGGCTCGTCCCTCCCACAGAGCAGGAATCGCATCATAATCAAAAGCCACCCGAGAACCGTAAGGGCAGATACAAGCACTGAGACCCGCACTAAGCGGAGCAATATAATTGGGGACCACAGTATCCTGCCATAGCGCCAGACGGGATTGCTCATAATTGTTTGAATATTTTGCGGAATCGGCATTGCTCAGACCTAACAGTGCGATCGGAACACCAAAGACACCTGCGATGATACGAGTCATATCGTCCAGCGGTATCTTGGAATGGATATCACCCATCTTGTTATCAAGCGTATGAACTTCGATCTTCGTGTTGTAGAGGAAAAGAACAGTTCCGCCGTGTTCTTCACCAGGACCAGCAGATTCAAGATGCTCTTTGAGCGCCTCGACCTGTTGCTTTGTAAGAGTCTTATCCGATGTAACCACATACTTAATATTGGGATGACCGTC